ATGAATATCCCCCAAACCCAAAATGAAGATTACGGATTTTACGGTACTGTTGCCCTGCATCATGACCGTCCGCAGGCTTTGTGGAATATTGCGGTAGCAGGAATTACCGCCGCTACCGGCGAGTTTGCCGAAGATGTGGCTTTATTTTTGGATACGCGCCACGGTCGGCATTTTGCGGACGATGTCGTCTGCGGTTTGGCAACCGGCTTAGATGATGGTGCGGCGGTAGCGGCGGCGTTGGACAGATGGCTGGGCTGGTCGTTCGGCAAAGATATGGCTCGGGAAACGGGGTTGCCTGTGGGTACGCCTTATTTGAAAGCTTTGATTGTTGTGGTGGCGTGTAAATGAATAAGCAGCATTGAAAGCCGCTTACGAAGCGGGTTATCGGGCAGCGGAGAAGAAAAAAGTGTAACAAAAGCGACGGCAGCGTCGCTTTTGTTTTGCCTGTTTCAGACGGCCTACCAGTTGCAGATGACCAGCTCGCCGCTGGTCTTTTGCGTTTTATCGCGGGAAACGCTGTAGGCCAGCTCCAGCCGTTCGGTGCGGAAGTCTTTGAACAGGTCGCGGATGTCGGGGTGGTCGTTGATGGAGAGCATGGCTTTGCCTTTGCTCTCTTTCATCAGTTTGGCCAGCAGCTCGTATTGCGCCCAATTAAAGGCGCGGTCGTAGCCTGCGGTCTGCCAGTACGGCGGGTCGAGGTAGAAGAAGGTGTGTTCGCGGTCGTAGCGTTTGAAACACTTGTCCCACGGCTCGTTTTCGATGATGACGCCGCCTAGGCGGTGCTGTGCGGCTTTCAGACGGCTTGCGATGTCGGCGGCACTCCATGAGCGGGCGGTCGTGGCGGTGCCGAAATGTTGGTCGACCGTTTTGCCGCCGAATGCGTTGTGTTGCAGATAAAAGAAGCGTGCAGCGCGTTGGATGTCGGTCATGCATTCTGGCGGCGTGGATTGCAGGCGGGCGAATACTTCGCGGCTGGTCAGCGTCCATTCGAACTGGCGCACGAACTCGTCAAAGTGGTGTTGTACCACGCGGTAGAGATTGATGAGCTGGCCGTTGATGTCATTGAGCACTTCGGCTTTGGCAGGTTCGGGGCGCATAAAGAACAAGGCCGCACCGCCGCAGAAGGGTTCGACGTAGCAAGTATGCTTGGGGAACATGGGCAGCAGGTGTTTGGCCAAGCGGCGTTTACCGCCCATCCACGGCACTATTGGTTTTGGGGTCGTTTTATCGAGCATTCATGGTTTCCTTTCGGGTCACGATGCTCGGCGGCATTCTCGGTTGTTAAAGAGCGGCAGCGGTTGCTTGCTTTGCAGCGCGGGCATTTGATTTCGAAGTCGCCGCGGCCGACTGCCAGTAGTTTGTTACAATTTGTGCAACGGAATTGCATTTTTTGATGTTTCCCACATTGGTTAGTGATACAATCCGCCCTGCCTCGCGAGGCGGCGGCTTTGGGTCAATGCAGGCTTACTCTGCTTGGCCGGCGCGGTTGGTGCTCCAACACCGCCGCGTCGCCGTCTTTCCATAAAGAAAGCCCTGTCATTGTGACAGGGCTTTTGCTTTGGGGATTTTAAACGGTTTTAAAAATCCCGTCCCCGCATAAGAGCGGCCAAGCAGTTGGGGCTGTACGTCCACGCTTCGCTCAGGCGCAGGGCGCGGGCGCACCATTCGGAGCAGAACCAACGGGTGCGGCTTTGGCGCAGGCCGAGTACCGTGCCCAGTGCGCCGCGCCAGTCGTAGCCTGCGGCTTTGGTTTGCTCGTACAGGGCGGCGGCGGCTGCGGCGGTTTCGGGCGGCAGCGGGATTAAGTCCCATTTTTCAGACGGCAGGGGCATGGTTTTGAGGCGCACGCCGCCGTCGCGCACGGAGCTGGAGTAGCAGCGGTAGCGGCCGCCTCTTTCGGCTACGGCAATCTCGCAATGGCTGTACGGCCCGCGCGTGAACAGGCGGATCAGGCGGTCGGCGGCGCGGGCTTTGAGATACGGCCATGCCTGTTTCCAGCCTTTCCAGTCGCGGCCGCCTTTGTAGCAGGCTAAATACACTCGGGTCATTTGGGGTTTCCTTCGTTTTTTTTAGATGGTGTCGGGCATAAATGCCGGATTTACGGTTGCTTTGGGCGTCGGGCATAAATGCCCGACCTACTGTTCGGGGGCGGCCGACCAGCCGCTTGAGAAGTCGTATGCTTCGGGATTGTCGGCGGCGAGCATGGCGGCGCGGTGGCGTTCGGCGTTGGCGAAGTCGGCCTGTTCGCACGTTAAGAGCGTCATGGAAAGCTCATCCAGCAGGGTTTTGGTCATTTGGACGAAGCTGCCGTCCATCGTTTTCCATTGCAGGTTGTCGGGTAAGGCAGGCAAGGTACGCAGGAAGATGTATTGCTGGCGGCTGGACGCGTCGCTGTGAAACCATTTTCCGGCGGATTCAACCCATACGCCTGCGGTGACGGCTTGGGCGCGGCGGGCTTTGATGGCTTCCCACGCGGCGGCTTGGCGGCGGGCTTTGAGCGCGGCCTGTTTGTCGGGGTCGGGCTGCCACTGTTTCTTTTGGGCGTTCCAGTCGTGACACTCCGACGGGCGCGGTTCGAGGGTGAGGCCGTCTGAAAGCGCACCGGCTTTTTCGATGGTGACGGCTTGGCCGGTGGCGGTGTCGTAGGCGGTTCGGCCGCGATAATCATCGATAAAGTCCCAGCCTTCGCCGTTCCAACATGCGGCTTTGCCGGCGGGGATGTCGGACGGGGCTTCGGCTTCGATACAGCCGCCCGGGATAAGGTAGCTGCCGTCGCGGGCGTAGATGTCGAGGTCGGCTTCGGTCATGCCGACAAACAGGCCGTCTGAATCGAGTTGGCAGACGGGTTTGGTCCATTGGATTTGGGTCATAAGGTTGTCCTTTCGGGATTAGATTTTGATGATGGCCAGCAAGGCGATGTTGCGGGGGCGGGTTTCGGCGGCAACGCGCGGGGTACCGTAGTTCAGGTGCGGCAGGTAGTCATGGGTATGCCAGTTATCCCCTTGGTCGACAACGGCCGGAGCCGGGCTCATATCGCTGCTATTCATGGCGACAACCTGATGGTAGTTGAGGCCGTGCATACGCGCGTTGCTTTCGCTGCGCTTCAAATTACGGGCATGTCCCTGGAACGCGTCGGCCTGCGCCGAGCCCAACGCCCGCCCCGCATCCACCCCACGCCCGTCGTCCCAGCCGCGCAGGAATTCGCCGCGTCGGTCAGGCAGGTTGAAAGTGGTCGTGCCGTTGCCCGCGCCATAGCGGGTGCCGAAAATGGCAAACAGTTTGGCGTAAGTTTTGCGTGAAACGGCAGCACCATTGGCTTTCAGCCAGCCGGGTGGCGCGGTGTCGCCTTCGTAATACATGATTGCTCCGCTTGGGGCAGCTTGGAGGGCGGCATTTTCTGCGGCTACGGCTTTGTCATAGGCGGTTTTGACGGCACGGCTGGTAGCGAGCTTGGCTGTGTCGTTTAGGTTGACCGCGTCGCTTCGGTCGGAATACAGCATGATTTTGTCGTTGCTGTACTCGAGCGAGCCGTTGTCTTTGAGTTGCAGCGTTTTGTTGCTGGTTTTGTTCATCAGGTAGGTGTCGCTGCCGCCTATGCCCAGCGCGGCGGTGCGCCCGTCGCTGCGGTTGACGGTCAGCCCCGCCATGACGGGGGCGGAGGTGAAGGTCTTCACGCCCGCTACGGTTTGGTTGCCGTTTAACATCATCACGTCTTGTTCCCGCGCCAGCCTATCCCATACCGACCAGCCTTCCGCGCCGGTAATCGGATTGTTGTCGTTGCCGCGCACCCACAGCCTGCCCGCTTCAGCAAGAATCTGCGTGCAGTCGCTGGCGTGGCCTAAAACCAAGCCGCCGTAGTCTCCGGTTGTCGGCAGGCCTGCCGCTGCGGTGGCATTGCGGAAAAAGGTGGGTGTAACCGTGGTATCAAGGTCGACACCTGTCCGGTTTTGCGGGTCGGACGCGGCAATCTGCGCATTGACAAACTGCTGCACCCAGCTCTGATAAGCCGCCGTTTCGCCGCCCGCGACGCGCGGGAAGGCCACGCGGCCGATTTCGTTTGTTCCGCCAGCGCCGTTGAAGACGAGGTTGAAGCGCGCGCCGTCGGCATTGCTGCCGACCGGCTCGGTTTCGAGCCGCCAGAAGCTGCCGTCCGAATTGGTAAAGCGCAGTTTTTCCCAGGCATTGCGCTGGATATTGAGTACGCCGTTCGCTAGGGTTTGGTTGCCGCTGTTGCCCAGTTTGTCGTCGCCGAGCCGCGTCCATGCGTTCCAACCGCTTGAGCCGCTGGTTTGCGGGCGCGTCCAAATACCCGAATTGTTGTAGGGGATATAAACCTGCGTGCCGCCTGCGACGGCGGGCAGGACGAACAAGGTGCCGGCCAGTTGCACGGGGTAGTTGTTGGCTGCGGTGCTGCGGGCGTTGGCGGCTTGATGCCACACGCCGATATTGGCTGCCGTTGCGGTCAGGTCGTTCAGATTACGGTTGGCGGGGATTTCGCCGCGCAGTTTGAAGCTGTCGCCTGATACGTCGTCAATCAGCTCTTTAAGTTCTTTACCCATCGCTGCGCTTAATGCTTCGTCCGAAGCGGTTCCGGTTAGGGTGTTGTTGGTTTTGACAATGCCGCGCACGGATGTGGAGGCGCGGGGCAGTTTGTGGCTGTGGGTGTTGCTGACCGCTACGCTGGTGCTGTTTTCGGTCAGGTCGGACGGGGTGCCGAGCGAGAACGAAACGTTGCTGCCCAATGTGCCGCCGCCGGTCAGACCCGCGCCTGCGCTCAGGGCGGTGTTTTTTTTGGCATAGGTATTGTCGGCGGCGGTTTTGTTATTGCCTATGCCCTGCACGGCTTTGGCCAGCTCGGTTTTGAGCCACAGGGTGCGGTTGGCCAGCTCGCGCGTGGGGCGGTTGTCTATGCCGTTGGGGCCGCCCATCACGGGGTCGGAGGTTTCGAACTGGTAAATGCCCGCTTCCCAGCGGTTGGTTTCTACTAGATTTGCCATGTGTTTTCCTTATGCGGTTCCTCTGTTGAAGCGGCCGTCGCGGGTAATGCGGCCGTTGTGGCGGACGGCGGAGGCCTGATAGTCGAGCGCGGCCAGTACGCAACGGGCGGGGGCGAAGGCGCGCAGGGTGTGGCGCAGCAAGGCCGCCTGTTCGTTGGTAATCGGGGCGGCCATGATGACGCGGTAGTGCGCCCAGCGGTCGCTGTGGCCGCGGGCGTAGCGGCCGTCGCGCGTAATTTCGCCGTCGTGGCGTTTGTTGCCCATGCCCTCGATGAGTTCCACTTCGCCGAAGCCCAGGCGGCGCACGATTTCGCGGATGGCCCACGGCGTGCCTTTATATCGGTGCAGCTCATACGCGCCTTTAATCAGGCGGCGGCGGGCTTGGTCGGATTCGGCCAGCCAGTAGCCATCGGCACCCAGAATGCTGCGGCTCTCGGCCAGCAGATCCAGATGTTCGGGCGCGACCAGATGTACCAGCCGCGGCATGAGTTTGGGCGTATCGGCCAAGTCCAAGCGCAGCCCCAGATTGGCCAGCATTCTGTAGCGTTGGTCGCGCTCGATGATGTCGGCGTAGGAGAGTTCGGCCACGGTCTAGCCCTCCTGCTGCTGCGCGGCGGTGTTAATGCGTACCGAAGTACAGCGCGCCCATTGGCCGGGGGCGATGACCTGCAGGGCGGGCGAACGCAGAATGACGTTGTACACGCCGTCCACCTTCAAGGCCATCTGAATATCCAGCGGCACGATGTCCAAGCCCAATTTCTCCCTGCGTCCGGCTTCGTAGGCCGCCCATGCGCTTTTGGCGGCGGCCAGCACGGTATCGGGATTGCTGCCTTCGTACAGCACCAGCTCGGCATGTAAGGCGTAATCAACAGGCACGGGCGCGGCCACCGTAACCGTATCGCACAGCGGGCGGCGTCGTTCGGCGGACAAGGCTTCGCGCACTTGGTTCAATAATTCTTCAGACGGCATACCGGTTTTGGTCAGCACGGTTACGCGCACCTGCCCGCCGACCGGTTGGCCGTCTGAAGTTTCGGGGTTGTCGACGAACACGTCGCAGATGGTCTGGTTGACGGCGCGGGCGAAGTATTCATACGCGCCCACGGGTCCGGCCACGCTGAAACTTTCGGGAGCGAGCAGAATGCGCTTGCGGTAGGCTTCGTCGTCTTCCGTATCCGCGCCGCCCGCGGGCACGCTGATGTTGGCGGCTTTGATTTCCACCCCCGCCACGGGCTGCACGGCCAAGCTGTTGATTTGCCCGGCCGACCAGCCGTTGCCGACCACGCCGCTTTGCGTGCAGACGGCCTCCACCGATACTGCGGGGCGTTCGGCGGTCAATACCGCCACTTCTTCGGTGGCAAACGCCACTTCGCCTGCCGAGACCAACGTCCCGGCCGGAATAAAGGCCGTCTGAATCTGCGCCAAGGCCGCAGGCTCCGCGCTGAAACGGATGGTGCAGCGGGCGGCAGAGGCATTCAGGCGCGGCGTGTTGACGTCATCGCCGCAAATATCCAACATCAATCCCGTGGCAAAGCGCGGGTGCTGCTGGCGGTAGGCTTCGTTGAGTGCCTTGCGGGTCAGGGTTTCGCGGTAGGCGTAGGTATTGATGAGCAGCCGCTCGATATGGGCGGGCTGTAAGGTTTTGCCGCTGCGCGCTTCGTAATCGGCGATGGTTTCGGCCAATACGGCGGCCAAATCGTCTTCCACCGCTTTCACGTCTTCGCGTTTCAGTTTGCTCAAATCCATGCCGCTGCCTCCAAATCCAAACCGGTGCGGTACACCTCGCCGCCCACATCGTCGGCCACGCGCCAATGCACGGTCATCACGATATGCGGGGCGTTGCCTGTAAAAGTCACGTTTTCCACCGCGGCGCGTTTCTCCCATGTCTGAACGGCCAGCACCACTTCGCGCACGGCGTTGGGTACGAACACGTCTTGCGGCGTGTCGAGATAATCGAAATACGCCGAGCCGAAATCGGGACGGGTCACGTCCGCGCCTTTGCGGGTGGAAAGGATGTTTTGAATGCATAAGTCAATATCGTCCGCGCCCTGCGTCAGGCCGCTGCCGCCGGGGGCGAGCTGCCAGTGGGTGGATACGGGGTGGTCGAAGCGCATAAAAAATCCCTGCAACTGAATAATCGGTTGCAGGGATTTTGGCAAAAGGCCGTCTGAAAGGCTTTTAAACGGCTTTAAAGATTGGATTACTTCGGCTTGCCCGTCGTGCCGCCCGAATCGCCCGGGTGGATGTGGCCCGGCAGGCTGATTCTGCCGGAAGTGATGTCGCCGGTGGCGTGAATCGCGCCGTCGATATTGGCCGAAGCACCGCCGCCGCCCGAGCCGCTCATGCCGGCGGTGTAGGTCAGGAGGCCGTTGACGGTCAGCGTTTTTTCCACCACGGTATCCGCGTCGATGGTGACCACACCCGAAGTTTTAACCAGCACGTTGCCGCTCGTGCGGTCGTGTTCGATGAGCGTGCCGTTGGAAAAACGGCGCACCCATTTGTCTTTGCTGGCGACGGGCGGCTTGTCGGCGGCGTTGTAGGTCGCGCCCAGCACCACGCCGCTTTCGCCCTGCGCGTCCAACAGGCACACCACCTGTTCGCCTTCGTCGGGCAAGGAATAGAACCGGTTGCCGCCCGCTGCCGGGGTAATCATCGGCAGCCAATCCGTTTCCATGTCCTCCAGCGCAGGCAGGCGCACGCGCAGGTTGTGGCCGGCTTCGTCCACCGCCGCCACAATGCCGAATTGCAAACTTGCTGCAAAATCATGGGTTGGCTGCTGCTTCATTGCCGGTCTCCGTTTCGGGTGTTTCGGGGAGGTATTCCACCATTTTGATTTCCAGCTCGGTGGTGTAGCCGGAATGCCGTCTGAACTCGTGCCGCGCCTGTTTGACCAGATAGCGGCCGCTGAATTTGCCTTGGTTTTTAAGCTCCACCACCTGCCCGGCCACCAAAAGCGCGTTGCCGAACAGCGAGACGTTGCCCGCAATTTGCTCGTCTTGCGCGGCGGCCAGCGCGGCGTCGGCGCGGGCGTTGGTCTGGTCCTGGCTCTCGCCTTTATTCGGGATAATCCGAAGGGTGTCGCCGCTGGCGGCGCGTTTGGCTTTGGAGCGGCGCGGTTTGGCCTTGCGCTCGGCGGTGAAAGTCTTTTTCTTTTTGGCGTCGTAGCCCGACACCACCGCCTTGTCGGGCACGCCCTTAATCAGATCGCGCAGCCGCAGGCGCGTGATGTCTTCGGGCAGCAATACCGCCACCGCCTCGCGCTCGGCCAGCTTTACATTGTCGGTAAACACCAGTTTGTCGCCTACAATTTTAAAGGTGTGGCCGTACTGCCGCGCCAGCCGCGTGAGAAATTCGACATCGCGCTCCTGATACTGGGTGACGCGCTCGATTTTGATGTCGCGCACTTCGCCGTCGGGCTTGAGTTTCAGACGGCCCGCCACTTCGCGCACGATTTTGGCCAGCGTGGTTTTTTCATAGGCGCGCGGCTTTAAGGTGCGGTTGGCTTTGGTAATGCCTGTCGATAAGGCTTTTAAAGACACCACGCTCGGGGCAGTGCTGTACTCAATCTCTGCAATCTCAAAGAAACCCAAATCCACCAAACCCGTGAATTGGTCGCCCATGCTCAAACTCAGGCGGTCGCCCTGTTCGGGATACCAGCCGCGCAGCCAGCGGCCGTCGGTGTCTTCAAACTCTACCTGCAATTCGTCGGACTGCTCACCGAGATAGTCGGTATAGCTGAACGAAATCAGATAGGGCGAAATCTCGCCGGTGATGTCTTTCTGCTCGTACTTGATGACGAAATCGGGGCGGGTTACGGGGTGGCTGCTGCCGCCGCCCGAGAAGCCGTTTAATTGCAGAAATGCGCCCAATGCGTCCATTGTATTTTCCTTTCAGACGGCCTGTATCTCAGAATACCTTCCCGCAGTTCCGGCAAGTGCAAAATGTTTGCAAACCGATTTGGCGGCATGCCCATTTGTGGCGGGAATGAACGCACCAAAACTGCTTCCACTTCTCTTTAAAGTCAATCATATCTGTCTGTTCCTGTAAGGGAAGCTGCCTGAAACTACCTCATCCACGGCGGCATGGCCGCCTGATTGCTTTGCGGTTTGGCGTTCAACACCGGCACGAATACGGTCAAGCCGCTTTCAAACTCCTCGGCTAAAGGCAGGTGCGGATTGGCCGCCATCAGCCCGTCAATCAAGAGCGCGTTGCCGTAATGTTTATAAGCAATCAAATCCCAGCGGTCGCCGTCGCGCGTGGTGTAGCGGATGACTGCGCTCATAAATCCCTCCTTAACGCCAGGCAAGCGGTCAGCGTTTCCACCGCCGCCACGCCGTCGGCCAATGCGCCGCCCGCCCGCTCCACCGCGCCTGCGCCGCCTTCCAACCAATCGAGCGGGTTGCCGCCCTCAAACGCCGCGCGAGCCGAAGCCACCGCGCCGCCCAGTTCCGAAGCCGCCTGCGAAGCCTGCGCCGCCATCTGCGCCGCGCCCGACAAATCGCCGATGAGCGATGTCACCTGCGGCAGATTGTTCAGACGGCCCAATACGCCGCCGCCGATGTCCAGAGCCTCGCCCAGCATATTCAGCGCGCCGGCCGGGTCGTTTTTAAGCTCGCGTACCGCGCCGGCCAGCCGCTGCATACCGCGTATGCCGTCTTCCGCCTCGCGGTATATCTGCACGCCTTGCTCCACCGCCTGCATGATGTCGGAAGCCTGCGCCTGCACCGATTCGGGCAGCAGGCTCAGCAGCGGGTTTTTGCCCGACTGGGCAATGCCCGGCGCGGGCAGCGGATTGTTCGGGTCGCCGACGAACTCGGTCAGCTCCACATCCAGTTCCCGCGCCGCCGTGCGGCCTTTGGCGTCCTGTATCAGCGTGCGCTCGGAGAGCCGCTCAATCACAAACCAGCCGACAAACCGCCCGCTGCCGAATACCAGCGACACCGCCTGCTGCGCTTCCAATGCTGCCAACAAACCTTTGTAGGCCGTATCAGGGTTGCCCAGCAGCCAATGCAGTTTGACACCGATACGCAGCTCGGTCAGTTCGTTGCCCACCGCCTGCAAACGCGGCCGCCCGGCCAAAACGTCATGCCGGGCAAATCCCGCCTCGTGCCGCGCCTCCAGCCGCTCGAAACCCTGCAACAGCTCGAAGCGCACGTCGCCCAACATCGCATACATCAATATGCCCTCCGTTCACGATCCGCCATCATGCGGCGGAACAATTCCTCAAACTCGCGCAAGCCCATCTGCAAGGCCGTCTGAATCTGGTCGGGATTGCCGCCCGGCGCATGGATGGTGGGGTTGAAATTGACCGTGATTGCGCCGTTGGCCGCAGCGGTTGCCGTTTCCTGTTCGCGCTGCGCCCGGGCGGCAGCAAACTCCCCGCTGCCGCCCGACACCCGTGCCGCAATATCGCTGCGCAGCTGTCCGACACGGTCGGCAAAGCGTTGTTTCAGACGGCCTGCCATATGGCCGACCGCCGCCACCGGCTTGGCCGCGCCCTTGCCGATACCGATGTCCAAACCGCGTGTGATAAAGTCGCCGTAGGAGCGGAATACGCGGCTGGGGGAGTGGATACCGAACATGGACTTGGCTTTGGCCATCGCCGACGAAGCCATATTGGAAATCGCAGAAACCACCAAACCCGCACCGGCGGTAATGCCGTTGGCCAAACCTTGGATAATCTGGCTGCCGAATGCCGTAAAACGGGCAGGCAGCCCGGCCAAAAAGCCCCAAACGGCAGCAAAGGCCGTCTGAAAAGCCGTTACCGGCGACCAAGTCATAATGAAATTGCTCACCGCATGGACGGCGGCGGAAACAAAACCCGTCAGGCTGGTCGGCAGTTCGATACCGAAATAGCCCATCACCGCCGCAAACGCCTGATAGAAGAGGCCGACGGGAGACCAGTTGAGAATGGTTGCGGAAATATTGGCAATACCGCTTGAGAAGAAGCCGGTAATGTTGTTCCAAGCAGCCTGAAAAGCCGTGCTGACGGTAGTCCACAATCCGCCGAACCAATCACCCAATCCCTGCCACAAGGCTTTCGACCAAGCCACCACCGTATCCCAGTTGGTATAGAGCAGATAAGCCGCACCGGCCAAAAGACCCAAGGCAAGAAAAATCGGGTTGGCCAGCATCATCAAGCCCAACCGTACAACCGCGGCGCCCAAAGAAAACAAAGCCTTGGCTGCCAGCGGCACAAAGCGCACCACCATACCGCCGAACGACAAGAATGCACGGGCAGAAACGGACAGCATGCGTACCAAACCACCGGCAAATACACGCCCTGCCGCAGCAGCAAACCGGGCAATATGTGCCGCACCGCCGGACAATACACGCCACGCAGAGCCCAGCCCTTTGCTGATACCGGCAGCCGTTTTAGCCGACAAGCCGAACATCCGTAAAGCCGTTGTCAGCCTGCCGACTTTCCCCAAGCGCATCAGTTGGAACAACCGGAATGCGGCGTTGGCTTTCATCACAGCGGTCCAAACAGCGCGAAACGGCATTAGAACCATACTGCCGGCATAGGCCAGCCCCAGAATGCCGAGCTTGGCCGCAAAAAAGCCTGCCGCCACGCCGACACCCCATTTGATGAAGTCTTTATTTTTCTCCAAAAACGGCTGCAAATGGTTTTCCACAAGCCCCTGCAAGGCTTGGGCAGCAGCCTTGATATCCGCACCGAAAACGCTGCCGAAAATGGCGGCGGCGTTTTCCGCCGCACCGCCCAATGCCTCCAGCGAGGCGGACAGCGTGCCGGTTTTGACTTTGATACGGTCGGACAGCGAAGCTTGCGCGTCCATTTTGGCCGTCATTTCATCAAAGGCTTTGAGACCGCCCTGAATCAGAATATCCGCCACCCGTCCGCCTTCCGAACCGAACATGGCGTTGGAAATATCCATCACGGCTTTATCGCCGTATTTCGCTTTGATTTTGCCGAATTCGGATTCCAAAATCCCCGTCACTTCGCGCAGGTCTTTGATGGAGCCGTCGGCGTTGAAAAAGTCGAATTTTGCGCCCGCCGATTCCATTATGCGGCGCAGTTCTCCTTTCCGCCCCTTCCCGGCAAATTCCATATTGGCAACGCCTTTGGACAGATTGCCCAAGAAGGTGCTGAAATTCGTACCGAATTGGGAGCCTTCGATGCCTTTGGTGGCGGCCATTCCCTCAACGGCATAAATTTTCTTTTGATGTTCCAGCCCCGTATAACCGAGCGTATTGGCCTTGCCCGCGTAATATTTCATGGCCTCGAACATATCTTCTTTTTTCAGGCCGGCGGCGAAATAGGCACGCTGGGTCAGGTCGGCAGATTTCAGCAGCTCGCTTTCCTTAATGCCGTGCGCTTCCATGTTTTTGGCAAAAAAGCTGCCGTCGGCAATCGGAATATCCATAACCACATTTAATTGCGCGGTAGCCAGACCGCCGCCGTTGATAATGGTGTCGTCGGAAATACCTTGGCTTTTCAGTCCGAGTGCCATTTTGGAAAAGTCGGTTTTGTTGCCGGGCAAATCCGCGCCCCATTTGGTGGTCAGCCGGTCGATTTCCTCAAACTTACCGAAGCTGCCGTCTTGACGCATCATGGCGATTTTCAAATCCGCCGATGCGTTTTCCTGTTCCATGAATTTTTTGACCGATGCAATGACCGGAGCGGAAATTACTGCCGCATGGCCTGCCGCCTCCGCCATTTCCGAGCGGAGGTTGGCGCGGTGTTGTTTGGCGTTTTCCTGTGCTTTGATGGCGCGGTTCAGGCGGCCTTGTGCTGCTTCCGCTTTGCCGATAGCCCTGCCCAGCAGGTCATAACGCTCGCGTAATACACCCAAACCGCTGCGTCCCGTTGCCACGCCTTTGGCTATGCTTCTGCCCAGTCTTTCCTGTTGGGTACGGACATTATTGATTTCGCTGCCCAACTCTTTAACCGTATTTTTGGCACGGCCGAACACTGTGGAAAAGCCGGCACGGACCGATGCGCCGATAACCACGCCGATAGCTAATTCACTTGACATTTCAAATACCTGATACCAAAATATAAGCGTTAAAAAGGAGATTGGTCGTGAAGAGGCAAAATCTGAAAAAAGGGCAGGATGATTTTATCGGCCAAGCCGAAATTATGGCTTGGTTTGTCTTCATCTTACTGAACTTGGCAATAACAGGCTGGGTTCTCTATAACCTGTTTGACTTTTCCGCGCCCGTCCTTTCGCTTATGGTAGGCGGGCTGATTGCCGTATTTGCCCTTATATGTGCCTCACCTTTGACCGCAGTCATCGCTTTTGCCGTAGGCTTTTCACTTACAGGCATTGCCGCGCTGGCTCAGCCAAAAACCTTATAATTTCCTGAAACCCGCCTTCATTTGGCGGGTTGCTTCGTTTTGGAATGCCTCAAAATCATCCAAAGTCAGATTGTCAACCGCATCCGGCGGCCAACCGTACCACCATGCCAAATCGGCGCAGGCGGCAGTAAGCCGTTGTATCGTCTCCTGCCTGCCGATTACTTCGGCCGGTCTGTTATTCCTGCTCCTGCATAAGTCGAAAGACACGCTGGATTTCTTTGTAATCGGCAAAATCCAACATATCCAAATCTTCCGGAACCAAACCCGTCAGCCGCGCAAAAATAAACAACTCCTGTTCGGCATCGCTGCCCAAATGGGCGGCGGCGCGGATGTCGCCGACTTTGGGACGGCGCACGCTCACTTTCTCCAACACCTCTCCCGTCGGCAGGCGTACCGGGTATTTCAGTTTCACGTCTTGGCTGATACCCATCTCGCTGTGCAGTTGTTTGGCTTGGGTCATTTTTGCAATCCTTTTTCAAAAACAGGCCGTGCGGGGCGGCCGGACGAATCCCGCATGTCGGATGTCAGTTTAGGCCGTCTGAAACCGCGCGGCTTTTAAAAGCCTTTAAAAAAAACACCCTGCCACAAAGCAGGGTGTTTCTTGTTCCGGGTCGGTTTTTCAGACGGCCTACGCGCCGATGTTTTTACGCATTTGGCTGAGTACGTCTTGGCCGTCCACGCGGTAGGCGTTGGTCAGGGCGTTGAAATACAGCACTTCGCGGCCGTCGAGCATTTGGCGGATTTCGGTGGCTTGGAAGGTGCTGCTGAACTCGGCCTTTTCCTTGGGTTTGTAGCCACCCAGCGCGTTTTTGCTGAACACGGCGGTGACAAACGTCACCAGCGGCACTTCCTGCGCCAAGCCGCGCGCGTCGAAGGTCTGGTAGTTGGCGCGTACCATCAGCTGCACCGCTTTGAACGGGTTGGCGGCGCGTTTGGCGACTTCGGGGAAGAAGCTGTTCCACGTAATTTCGCCTTCGAGAGCTTCCACGCCGTTGGGCAGTTTGATGGTGCCGGCCAAGCCCAAGCCTTTGAATTCGTCTTGGCCGATTTCCATTTCCGGCAGTTTGAATTCGGCGGCTTTGCCCAAGAGGTTGTTGCCGTCGATATAGACGTTGGCGTTATAAATGGCGTTAATTTGGCTCATGTTGTTTTCCTTTCAGACGGCCTTAATTCGTACCGGCCAGATTGACCAGATATTTGCGGGTCAGCACGCTGGTATTGGTAATGCGCTCGGCAGGCAGCTTGGGCGTGTAGTCGTACACAATCGGCACCTGGCCTTTGCTGAAGGCGTCGGCCAAATCGTAGTCGTAATCCAAGCCCACGTTGAAGCCGACGATGGAGCGCAGCGTGCCCAGATAGGTGCGCACGGTTTCCACCAGGCTGTCCAAGAGTGCGTCGTCAATCGGGCGGTCGATGTATTGCAGCTCGGCGCGGCGGATACTCTCGTCAATCAAATCGCCGGTGCGCTGGGCGGTTTCGAAGTTTTTGATGTGGGTCACGCTCGGGAAGCAGGCCAGGCGGTTGCCCCAGAGGCGGTAGCCCGTGCCGTAGCTGTTGAATACGGTGGTGATGCCTTTTTCGTTGAGGCGGTTGGTTTCGCTCTGCGGGTCGTCGGCGCGGGCGGTCAGGCCGATTTCCACGCCGGTGACGCCCAAAAGTTCGCGGTTGGAAATGCTGTACCAATAGCCGTTTTCCACATCGGTTTTCATGCGCAGCCCTGCGGCGTGGGTGGCAAGGCTTTCCAAACCCAATAAGCCGGTAACGTGCGGATAAAAAAGCTGGGCGCGGTCGCTGGACGTGTTGAAATTAATGCTGCCGGAAGGACCCCGTCCTTCCATCGCCTGCGACAGACCGGTGCCTTTGGGGGCGTTGATGTAGGCGATGGCATGGAGTTTTTCCGCCAGCACAATCATGGCGGCGGCGCAGGCGGCGGTTTGGTCGTATTCTGGCACGATAATGATTTTGGCGTCCGTGCCGAAGCGGTTGAAGCCTTCGGTCAGCAATTCCAAGCCGGTGCGCTTGCCGGTGGCTGCCTGAAAGCCGCCGAGAATGTCGGCTTCGGTCACTTTAGCCGGGTCGGTGTAGGTGTAGTCGACGGCGGGGTCGGCCGGTTTGGTTTTGAACACGATTTCGCCGGCGGCGGCGTCAAGGGTGTAATCCGCGCCCTCACTCAATTCTGTGCCGCCGTCGCGCACGGTGTAGCCCGGCTGCAGCGCGATATGGGCGGTGCGGGCGGTCAGCGTGTCGGTGTCGACGGTTAAGGCTTCGCCTTGTACCGCGGTTTTGTGTTTGTCCGGGTCGCAGACGTTGACCACGTAGGCAATGCCCGAGCCGTAGCGCGTGAAGATGTGCGCCGCGTCGGGGAGCGTGAAGCCCTTGGCGGTTTGCGTGCCGAACTGCGCGAAGTCTTTTTTGGTTTGGCACACGGTCAATTCGTTGACCGCGCCTGCCGGAGCGGTGCCGACGATGGCGGTAATGGCGCCGTCGACGGTGTAAACGGGATTGGAGCCGCCGTCAATGCGGATGGTCTCCGTGCCGTGGTGGAATGCTGCTGCCATGTTGTTCTCCTAAATCAATAGCAAATCTGCCTCGTCCCCCTCTCCCGCCGCAGCGGGGGAGGGTTAGGGGTGGGGGTCGGGTTTCAAATCGGTATCTAAGGGCTGCCCGTCGCGGCGGTAGCGGGCGGCAATAAACTTGGGCAGGTTTTCTGCCGCGCAGACCTGCACCTGCTGCGTCTCGGTCTGCACCCGCAATTCATACTGCCACGCGCCGCCGTCTTCGCTCAGGAAGGCTTCCGAGAGCAGATGGCAGGGCAGGCAGTGCGGCGGCGCGTAGCCGGTCACGGCCAGCCTGAGCGCGTCGAGCAAATCCAAAGCCGCGCCGTCGTGGTGCAGGCCGCGCCCGAACACGGTCAGGTGCAGCGTGATGTCGCGCTGCTGGCCAATCATGCCCAGCCCGTCGGGGCGGCTGAAACGGCTGCCCTGATAGCCCACCAGTATCGCGCCTTTCGGGTGGATAAAGCGGTAGGCGGCGGGATTGTCGGGAAACAGCTCCACCGCATAATCGGGCAAGGCCGTCTGAAGATGGTCGCGCAGGGCGAGCAGTATCGGTCGTGTCGCCGCCATCAGTAGCCGCTCCAGTCCTGCCGGCGGTTGGCGCGCACTTGGTACGCGCCGCGCTCGCCGTGCGCTTGCTCCACCGCACCGCCGGACGGCCCGGCGGTGTCGCCGACACGCACACCCAAATGGATTTTGCCGTCGCGGATTTGCTCCAACAGCTTCACCGCATTGGCGTGCGCCGCCTCTAAGGGCTTGGGGAAATCCGCCGCATTCACCCGCCGCTGGTGCAGCCACCACCGCGCAATATCCGTGCAAATCGGGCGCAGCAGGCTGGGCGCGGGGTCGAGCGGCAGGGTATAACGCCCCATCAGATAGCCGTCGGCCAGCTCGCAGGCGTAGGCGATGGCGCGGTCAACGATGGCCCAATCGGGTTCGCTGCCGTAGCCGTCGTCATTGGAAAGCTGAATCAGCTCCGTGCGGCTGACGGCGGCGGCCAAGTCTTCGCGGCTGATGTACACGTCTTACTCCGCTTCCGCTTTGGCGCGGCGGCCGCCGCGTTTGGGTTTGCCGGTATCGGCAGGTGCGGCTTCGGCGTTTTCAGACGGCCTTTCCGCATCGGTTTCGGACGGTAGGCCGTCTGAAATTTCTGCCTGTTGCGCGTCCAACTCTTCGCCGGTGCTCAAAGTCGGGCTAACGTGCACCGCCACCGCTTCGTATTGCGCGTCGGTCAGCTCCACCGCTTCGCCCGTTTCCACGCGGAAGTCTTTACCCGCTTCGTCCTGCAGAATCAGCGGTGTGTTGGCAATATAAATCTTGGCCATGATTAACCTTTCAGCAATACGCGGATGATGTCGCCCGCCGCTTCGGCCGCGGTCAATGCCGTGCCCGCAGCCTTCGCCGCACCCGTTACCGCGCAGCCCTGCGCGTCCGCGCCCACTTCGTTGCCCGCAGCCACCGCGCCACCGGCTTCTACCAGCGCAATGCCGATGATGTCCGCAGCCGCGGTATCGCCCTCGTCGCAGTCGTAAGGCGACACGCCCAACACCGCTTCGCCGGCCTTGGCCTGTTTGTTTTCAAAATTTACAAAGCGGTTGGCCACAATCGGACCGGCTGCTTTGACGGTAGCGGTTAAGACCACTTGTTTGGTTTGTGCCATATCGGTTCTCCAAAGTAGGTCGGGCATTCCTGCCCGACACAGGATTTAAGCAATCGCTTTTTCAAACAAAAAGCCGCAAGTCGAGCCGACCACCGCCGCTTTGCGGATGTCGGTGTAGCGGGCGTATTCCACTTTGCCGCCTTCGGCTTCGTAGCGGTCGACCAGCGGCATGCCGCGTCGGCGGAAGGTGTAGCCGAAGCTCGGCTCGCCCTCGTCGTTGCCGCCGGAGGCCGCATTCGGGCGCACAATCAGGCTGGCGAACTTGCCCCACACGTCGGCGGTCTGTTTTTTGGCATGAGGAGTGGATACCGCGCCGCCGACGATGATGTCGTCCAAATCCAACAGATTGCGGATTTGCTCGGTACTCAGCAGCGTTTTGCGCTCGTTCGCGCCCAATGCGCCGCGCAGGGCTTCGTTTTTCTGCAAAGCGTGCAACACGCTCGCGCCCACCACCAACACGCGCGGGGTCACGCCGCAGGCGGCACGCACCACTTCTTTGGCGTCGGCGATTTCAGACAGTACATCGGCTTCTGGGTTGCTCCATTGCTTGGTGGCGGACAGGTCTTTGCTGTGGCCGGATTCGTAAGCCGCCTTACCGGAAAGCAGGCGCGCCGTTTCAATCTCTTGGCGCAGCTGCACGCCTTTCACGGCGCGGCGCGTGGCCTTGGCACGTTCGTCGTATTGGCTTTCGGCCTGCTCGCGGTAGTCCACGCCGGCCGCCAAATCGTGCTCTTCCAGCACCACCGGCAGATAGCCCGGGCTGTCCAGCGTGATGATGTTGGAGGCCGCGCCGACGGCGCGTTCGGTGTCGTATTCCACAAACGAGCCCTTGCCGAACACCGGCACGCGCACACCTTCTTTGTCGGTGAATACCACCGGGAACACGCGCTCGGCGATAAAGTCGGCCTGCTTGTAGCCCAAAGCGAGCCGGGTCAAGACCGGATCGACCTGACCGCGCAGTTGTTTCAAATGAGCGTTACTCATGTTTTTTCCTTTTTGAAATGTTGCGGTGTCGCAACTTTTGATTAAACAGCAGCCGTGCGGCGCGCGGCCTCGGCGTAATCAATGCCTTCTTTTTCCGCCAAAGCCAGCGCGCGCTCGTGGTGGCTTAGGGCTTCGGGGTCGGCGGCTTCGGCAAAGTCGGCGGACAAGTCTGCCGGTTTCACGGTTTGGCGGCCTTTGGCCAGATGGCCGCCCAGTTTGTACTCGGGCAATACCGCCGCCAAGAAACCGCGCAGCGCAGCCGCCAACGGCTTCTTGGCTTCGCCTTCGCCGAAATCGGCGGTGTAGTGTTCGGGGTGCTCGGCAAAATCCAGCGCACGCACCACTAAGTCTTTATCGGCCGGTTTCAGACGGCCTGACTTCACCAAGCCTTCGGCAAAGTCGGCATTCTGTTGGTGGGCGGCTTCGCGCAAATCGCGCTCCTGCTCGTCCTGCAGCTTTTGCAGCTCGGCGGCTGTTTCGGCAGCCTGCGCCTTGGCCGCAGCGGCTTCCGCTTCGGCTGCTTCGCGGGCGGCTTTCTCCGCCGCCAGTTGTTCTTCCAAGGTCATGGGGTTCTCCTGTGGGTTGGGGTTGGGTTGGATTTCAGGTTCGGCTTCGCCGAATTGGGCAAATTCCTCGTTTTCCGCAAAGGCCACCGCCGCCAGTCCTTTGACTGCGGGCGGATGTGCGCCCAAGAAACCGACATGGCGCAAATACCACACGCCGGGCTTGGGGTTGTTCGGACTGGACGGCGGGTAGAAGCTCGCCGAAACTTTCTTATAGCGTCCGGCACGCACCAAACCGGCGAAATCATCGTCCACTTGGGCGAAGTCGGCGGAAAGCGTGCCGCCGTCCGCTTTCAAACCGCCCACCCAGCCGTAGGCAGGCGCGTCGGTTGCCGGATGGCCGACCACTACCGGCGCTTCGTGCAGCGCGGGGTCGTAGGCAGCGGCCGCCTGTTCCAACTCGGCAGCGGTAATCGTGACCTTTCTGCCGTTGTTGTCGGTATGCGTACCCGCCCTGAAAATCTCGTGAGCCATAAAAAAAATCCCTGCTTTATCCTTATCGTTGCAGGGATTGTCGCCCGCCGCAGGTGCGGGGTCTTTTAAAAGGCTTTAAAAATTCAGACGGCCGAAGGGCGGTTTCAAAAAAGCCCCAAATTTGCGTTTTAAGCGCGTTTCGGCTGCGGGGTAGGCAAACCCTCGACCGCATTCCGAAACGCAATATAAAAGCGGTCAGGACAAAACCTGACCGCTATTGCGCTTGAAAGCCTACGAAGCGAACAAATCAATCTGCCGTTTCGCCCGATGATGAGCCGCCGCATCGCGCACAATCTTATAAATCTGCTGCATGGTCAAATCGAACTCACGCGCCAGCTCCGCATGGTTTTTGCCGTCGAACCTGCGCCAGATTTCCGCATCGCGTTCGTCCAATTTACCCAAATGGTTTTTGGGGATATACAAAAGCTGGCCGCCCCAATGCTTGCTGATGTGCGCCGACACCTGCCGCGCCCGTGATTCGTGCGGTCTGGCGGTCGGTATTCGACACCGACACCAAACATGCCGCAATCTGCTCCTCCAAATCGACCATCAATTCCGCCGCCCGTTTGTTATCCGCTATGCTCATACCGTACCTACGACTCTCAAAACCCATTTCTTCAAATGCTCGATGACTTTTGACGCATTATCTACGTCCAGCCACCCCTGATAATCCACCCCCGTCATGCGCTTCACAAACTTGGCCAGAGCCAGCTCCGACGGATTGCGTACCGCGCCCAAGCGGTGCAGCTCCAACCACAGCGCGCGTATTTTTTTAACCTGCCCCGCCATATCCTCCTGCGGCTCGAACACCGGAATATCCGCGCCGCCGCCCTGCGGCTTGGCCGCCACCACAAAACCCCGCGCCTTCATCGCCCGCAGAGCCAGCTCCAATTCTTCAAGCGATAATTTGGTGCTGCTCGTCTTGCCCTGAGACACATTGGCCAGCAGGCAGCGGTAGTCCCCATCGGCCAGCAGCAGCTTGGACTTGGCAACGTGCAGCAGCTTAATCAGGCGGCTGCGTTTTTGGGCGGCGGTTTCCATTTTACCTTTCGCGGAATTCTCAAAAAGTGCAACAGCGTTGCACTTTTTACATTAATAATCATGTTGTTATAAATTATTCTATCCGCAAAATAATGGGATGGCAAATAAAAATGCCGTCTGAAAATATTTTCAGACGGCATTTGCACGGGGCTGCTTTACGGATTGACTGCGTCTTTCAAAGCCTTGCCCGCTTTAAATTTCGGAGCGGTATGCGCCGGCAGTAAAATGGTTTCGCCTGTTTTGGGATTGCGCCCGTTACGCGCTTCGACTTTGACGGCGCGGAAGGTGCCGAAGCCGGTCAACGCCACTTCTCCGCCGCCCGCCAATTCGTCAATCACGGCGCATTCAAACGCCTGCAACGCGCGGGTAGCTTCTGCTTTGGTCAGGCCGGATTGTTCGGCAATCGCGGCAATCAGTTCGGTTTTATTCATGGTTTACTCCAAGTTTTGAAATGCGGCAAACCGTGCCGCGCGGGTTCAGGTTAATGGATGTTTACTTTGTGTTTCTCTGCGTGCTCTTGCAGTGCGTCCCTCATGGCAAAAAGGCCATGCGCTGCGCCTCGGTTTGCTGCTGCTTGTCTTTGGGCGGTTGCTCGCCAAAGCAGCTTACTGCCACGCCTTCCGGTACGTCTTCCAATACAATCATTAATTTCGCCATTGTTTTCCTTCCTATTCAGTCAGGCCGCCGAGCTGTTCCAGCAGCTCCGCCAGCATGATTTCCAGCATACTGCACATAATTATTTGTTCGGCGTATGCCTTGCTTTGCGCGTCATCTGCACCTTCGGACTCTTCCAATACCGTATCCAGCCATCTGATACGTTTAAACGTCAGCTCGTCGGTCAATACAAAGGCAATACGGTCGCGCCATACCAAACCCAGCTCCGTAACCGTCATGCCGTTTTGCGCATGGCGCACCACGTCTTCATCAGTCAAATTTTTCAGAGATACGCGTACTTTCGGAGCTACATTGCCCACACCGCGCAGTGCTACATCACAATCCAGCTCGAAGCCGCCGCCGCATTCGCCGAGCAGCAGCCATTCGGTCATCAGGCTGCCCGGCGACTGCTTGGTATGTGGCAATCGGGCTTCCAATCCGCCGAGTGCTTCACGCAGCTTGACCAGCAGGTTTTCCGAACGGTTACGGGAGGCGGTGTCGACCAACAAATATCGTCCGGCAAAAATGCCGTAAATGCGGGAAGTGTTGGTCAGTGCGCGCGGCAGCAAATCATCGATAATCTGCCAGCGCAACTCCCCGCGTTCGCGGCGGCCGATTGTGCGCCCTTCATTTCGCTCGATTTTCAGAACTTTATCCGTAAGCAGTGTATTGACGGTACCCGACGGCAATATCTTTTCTTCGCGTTTCAGGCAGAATTTCAGACGGCCTTCGGTTTCGTAAACCGCACGGTCAAAATCAAAAGGTACGGGATTACTGAAACCCTCGGAGAACCGATCCAAACCTTGCGGCGGTACAAACCAACTGCCGCCGAGCGATTCTTCCAAATGCCTTGCCTCGGGTTTTTCCAACAAAACAAACGGTGTCAATTGTTTGAACCACATCTCTTACACCTTCGCAATATCTAAATTCATCAATTGATACGCCCCCGCCTCATCGCGTTTGTACACGCGCACAAACGGCTTGCTGGTATGCACTTGCAGGCTGTCGCTCAAAGCCTCCATTGCTTTCTGCCATTTGTGGTCTTCGATGTCCAAACGGCGCAGACCCAGCACGCGGGCGGTGGAGAGGTTGCCTTCTTTATCCACTTGAAATGCCGCGTTAATCAGCGTTTTCAATTCGCTGCGGCTGCCTTCCGTCCATTCGTTGATACACTCGTCAATCAGGGCTTTGGCGGCCAGCAAGCCTTCGTCGAAGACCAGCGTGTCCTGAATCGCCAGATTGACGCGGTATTGGCCGTCGAAGCTGTGCAGGCTGATATTGCCTTTCTTGCCGCCGAGCTTTACGTCGTAGCGGTCGGCGGAAAGCTGCGCGAAGGCGGCAATATCGTCCATTGCCTGCTGTTTGAAATCAGCGATATTTGCCTGTACCGCCTGCGCCTTGCCGACTATTTCCATTACCAGCTCATCGCGCAGCAGGTCGGTTTCTTTGATGTTGGCCAGCGGGATTAAATTGCCCTTGGCGTCTTGTCTGTATTGGCTTAAATCAGTCATGTTGTTTTTCCTTTCGTTGCCTGTTTCAAAACTTCTTTCAAACGGCCTGCCGCTTGGGCCTTTTTCCATATCGAGTTTCGGCGGCTCGAGCATTTGGCGCGGTATCAGGCGCGGCGGCAGGTTGCGTATCAGTTCGGCCACATTCGGCCATTCTTCAAAATCGGCCAACATCTTAAAGGCCGTCTGAATGCGTATCCGGTCGAGTTCCTCATTCCATGCTTCGCGCCCGGCGAGCCGCTGCGCCCACATCTCGCCGACTACCGCCATATCCGCCGCAGCCGGACGGCCTTTCATGTTTTGCGCCGAAAGCATGGTCAGCCCTTGCGCGATTTCCAGCCGCAGCCAGTCGTTTCCCGCCCATTCCAGCAAAGCCGCCGCGCCTTGCCGCAGCTTGCTGTTTCTTGCTCCTCCGCTCCCTCCTCCGTCATGACGGGAGAGAGTCGGGGCGGGGGCTTGCTGCTGCCAGAATGTGATGTTTTCCAGCAGGAAGCCGTGCGACGACAGAGGCGGGGTCAAGCGGCCTTTGTCGCGGGCTTCGAGGCAGCGGCCGGCCGCCCAAATCCATGCTTCCCTCGGCGCGGGGTAGGCTTTTCTGCCGCGGCTGATTTCCCCCGCCGTATCATCGGCAGCAGCTCCCCGAGCAGCTTGGCTACACGGGCAAAGCTCAAATCTTTTTCAGACGGCCGAAACAGGGTCAGATACTTGAGCATGGCGCGGGTCAGTTCGTCGGAAATGCCCGTCAGCGCAATCAAGGCTTCGCGTGCGTCGTCATGGGCAATCAATACCTCCAAGCTCATGGCCGCGCCGCAGGCGGGGCAGCGTAGTTTCATGGCTCAATCTCCTTCCAGTAAAACCAGAACCCGATGGTTATGGCCGTGATTGCGTTTTTGGTAATTCGGGGTTTGGTAATAACGTATGGTTTTGACCTGCACATTCTGCCGTTTGGCCAACTGGTAAACCGTACCCGTATCAATCAAGTTTTCCCCTTTGTACAGCGCGTAGATTTTGGCTCCCATCTCAAGCCGCCTTTCTCAAATCTTCGCTGCTCAAACAGCGCAATGCCTGAGCCACCACATCGGCTTCTTCTTCCAGGGCATCCGCCGATACCAGCAGCAAAATAAACACCCCCTGCGTATCCGACAGCTCGCAGCATACGCAGCCGCTGCGCTCGCGCCACACTTTGGCCTTAATCCTGCCGTAATCCCGCTCAATCTTCATCACACCCTCCAATCGGCTCATACACCACGCCCGCCATCAATTCGGCTCATTCATACCGCCGTACACCTTTTCCCAAGCCTCGTGTGCCTCCGCCGCTTCTGCCGCCGCCGCACCCTGCGGGGAGCAGGCAGAAAATATCGCCAACACCGCCAGCCACAGCAGCAGGATATAGGCGGTAATCAATCGTTTCGCGCTCATCACACACCCCGCACCACATCGCCGTCTACCGTATCGAAGCCCAGCTCCGCCGCCTGATTCATCGCCGCAGATACCAAGTTGTTAACCGCCAGCGGATAGAGCAGGCTGTGCAGCTCCGTGCCTTTGCTGCTGCGGCTTTTTACCGTCAGCCGCTCCGCTACAGCGTCGATGGCCGACTGTGCCAGAATTTGGGTAACGTCCGCTCCGGCGCGGGCAAACTTGTGCTTCAGATAACCTTCCAATTTGCCGTCGGTCAGCGGCAGGAGCGTCACCACTTCGCAACGCTGCACCACCTCGCGGACAGCCGGATTGTTTTCGCTGAGCTTCTGCGCCAGCTCGGTCTGCCCGATTAGCACAATGCCCAACAGCCGCTCGAAGCCCGATTTCAATTCAAAAAAGCGTTTCAGGTGCTTCAGCGTCGGCAGCGGCAGGCCGTGCGCTTCTTCGATTAAGAGCAAATGCTTGTTGCCCGCCTTCGCGCTTTCCTGCAAGGCGCGGTGGATTTGGCGGAAACGCGCTTCGGGGCTGCGTTTCGGGCTGCTGCCCGGCGATACCGCTTCCAAAATCGCTTCGGCAATATGCACCGCCTTGAGCGTTTTGCCTTTCTGGTCGTTGTCTTCCATCGCCAACACATACGGCTCAATCAGCACAATCTGGCGGCCTTCGCGGTTGATGCGGTCTTGCAAATCTTCGCGCAGGGTCGATTTGCCCGCGCCGCTTTCGCCCACCACGCCCACAAAGCCGCCGTGGCAGGCCGTCTGAAACATCGCCTCGCGTACATAGCGCACATCGGGGGTCATAAACACATCATCGGCAGACTGGATTTCATCGTGGAACGGGTCGCG